CCCTTTGGTATTGGCGCAAACATTCAATTAGTTCGTCACACTTATTATCGAACCAAGCACGGGTTAATGCAAGTCTTGTAGCTTGTATTCCATCCTGAAGTGATAGGTTTGGAACAATTTTTAGCTTATTTATGTCAATTTTTGTCGCAATTTGTTCAATTATGCTCTTGCCACCACTCGCCAAGGTTTTAGCCCTAGCGTCATGAGGCAGGTAATGATAGCCATACTTGTACCCGTACTCATCCTCTTTCTGCGCTAGTAATCCTGTGTAGTAAGGGATGGCTTGACCGTTACTAGAGTGGTGATCTAGCACCCGTATCTCACCGTATACGACCTGAAACCAAATCACAGCCGTGGAATCATTAAAGCCCAAGTCCCAAACGGTATGGCATGGGAACATGGGGTCATAGTCCACCGTGGTGATGCGCTCAAGGTCTGTGAGTCTACGCATCTCCTGACCATAGAATGCGCCCAGTATGGCGGCTTCAAAGCTACAAAGGAACTCTTGCTCGTACTGGTTGGCTGACATTGAAGCTTGAGCGTCAAGTAGTTCAGCTTCAGGCAATAGTCCTGATTGGTCTGCCCGTAGCATTTTTGAGTACCAATTTGAGTTGTTTTGGGCGTTTTTATAAATATCGTAAAAACTGTTGTGACCTTTAGGTGTACCAATAAACACCGCCCAAGTCTGATAACCATTTAAGCCATTACGGTCAGTTAGCAATGGTCGAATAATCTCACCCCAAACACGGGGCTTCATATCACTATATTCGTCAAGTACAATTCCGTCACAATAATTCCCACGAAGTGCGTCAGGAGCATCAGCCCCGAACAACCGTATCCGTGAGCCATTATGTAGTTCTACCCATAATTCAGACTGATTTGCCTTGACCATAGCGGGTTCAGCAAAGCGACATAAATAGTCCCAAGCCACCGATTTAGCCTGTGAAAAAAAAGGGCAAATGTAAAAGTAACGACCACTAGGCTTGTTTTCTTTTATAGCCCGCTTAATTAGGTCATTAATGCTTGCTACGGTCTTTCCTGCCCTTCGATGGCAAACTAGTACCGCCCAGCGTTGTGTGCGCTTGTGGAAGTCTTTAAACGCATCCCTGACCTTGTAATCAAACTCATGGATTACTTCAATCATCTTGCCATTTGTAGATATGTACTACTGGCTTAGTTTCATCACCTGTGTGTTCTGTCCTAGCCAGCTTGGGTACATGGTACTCAGCTACCTGCATGAAGCAATCAAATGCTACTTTAGGGCCAAGCTTCTCATTCATAGCGATCTCATCAAGCCATTTTTGTAGCATATGACTGTTACCATCCACGAACCGTGCAATCGCCTCTCTAGCGAGGGCTGTTGACTTATTAGGCACACCCTTAGGTCTACCGTTTCTATTTAAGTTTCCGTCAGTTTTCGATACTTTGTCGGACATACCTTACCCAAGTAGTTGATTAAGATAAGTTAAGTTTAATCGGTTTTGTTTATATTTTCAAGATATTTCATAGCTTTGTCTAAGCTTTCTTGATCAAAGTTCTCGCTCCATCTGCTAGTTTGCATAGACCGTAGTGCTTGTGCTTTGGTTTTACCTTCGGCAATTTTTTGGTCAAAAGTTTTATGGGCTAACACATTGATTGGAATGGTTTGTTCAAATCCACCAATAACACCGCCTTCCATGCGTGGAATACCATGGGAATAACTGGCGTGTCGGTACGCTGGATTAGCTACTAATTCATCCATAAATTTAGGTTGGTATATAAAATTACCAGCTTCGCCTGTCATATGACTACGCAAATTAGGTATTAATGTAGCGTCTAGCACATCCTGATATACAGGGAATCCACGCTTTCGGAGTTCGTAGGATGCCATTGTTTCAGCCAAAGCCTTACGCATATTGCCCGCACTAAATCCTTCGCCACCCAATAAAAGTTGTTCTTCTAAATTTGGGCTGTTTAATCCAGCAAAGTTTTTAAAATCACCACGAACGCCTTTAGCGTTTGCGGCATTCCTTATCATTTTGTCAGCAAGCGCAATATCTGATTTTTTAGGCTGTAGTACATCTAACTGGCGCACTAACGCTTGGGCGATGGGGTGTGAAAAATTAGCACCTTCAGGGTTCATGCCTGTTTTTACAGCAAGTACATCACGCCCTTTAGCGGCTTCATAAGCCTCATTGATGTTAGTTAAATGCCCTTTTGCGGCATCTTCATTGGATGCCCAACCAATGTTTGCTTTGTAGTTTGGCTCTAAAAATGGGTATTCATCACCACCTTGAGCAAGAACTTTTTGACTTAATGGAACGCCACGAATGTTGCCAAATTCAACGCCAGCCTGTAGCTGATCTCCACCAAACCCAACAATCTGCTTGTTAAGTAAATCTTCAGGTGTAAGTATGGTCTTATCAACCAACGGGGTTACACGCTCACCCTGTGGGATTGTTTTATCAAAAGCACTACGCAAAATTTCTCTACGCATTACAGCTTTGTTTTGCAAGTCTTTATCGAACTTAGTTAATGCTGATTTTTCCGCAGAATTAAGCGATGCAAGCGTTCTGTTAGGAAATAGTATTTCGTTTGATGGTATTTTGTTAGGGCCAACAGGAACTACATCAGCAATTCCGCCAACCTTACGCAAGTAACCTTCTGCCATTTCAGCGGCTTTGGGTGCTAATGCTCTAGCAGTTGGGGCGGCAAGTGGTGCGCCCATTGATGCTACAGCTATTGGCAATGCCAACGGTTCACCCTGTTTAAATCCTTTTTCACTACCGTATTTACGATCACCGACCATTGCGCCTTCAGCAAACCCTGTTTCATTGGGTAGCTGGTTTCTGCCAAACATTTGGGTAAATGCTTGGGGGTTGTACATAAAACGCTGTGCTTCGGTGGGTAGGTTTACCACCCTATCACTAAAGGAGCGTAATGCACTAGCTAAGTCCATTACAAAACTTCTTTATCCAAGTTTTTCAGTTTGTTGGCAAGCATAGCCCTGCGCTCTAGGCGCAATCGTTGCTGTTTCTCCAGCGTGGATTCTTTATGGGGCTGTAATAAGCTGTTTTCGGGCTTAATCTTTTCTTTTTTAAACATATTATTTCCTCATGTAATCGGGCGGTAGTGAGAAGTAGCGATCACCAAACTTCATTACTTGGTAGCCCCTGTCTTGTTCGCCTTCTACGCCCATCTGAAATGTAGGGTGTGCCGCACCTTTTAGCATCATGTAAGAGTTTTCGGGCAGATTGTAGTCCATACGGTACTGCATAGGTGTCGGGGCTACTGACCCCCAGTGACCTTGGTTTTTACCGCCTTCTTGCTGGGGTTTCATCCCTGCGGCAATAGCGGTATCGTAATCATAGTCAGCACCATGAGGGTCAAATTGACGCAAGATAGCGGCTAACTTCTGATTAACCATTACATATCCTTCATCTTAGAAGCAATCATCTCTCTGCGGGTAGGTTTAGCAGTCTTAGCAGATTCTTTAAAGTCTTTAGCGGATGGTGCGCCTTCGCTACCTACCTTACGCATCTTTTCGCCCGATCCCGCCTTGATCCTAGCCCTCTTGCGGTGAATATTGGCATATAGTCCGTCTTTCATTAGCATTTCCACCTTGCTCTAGCCGCTTTACCACGCTCACCTGTCCAGCCTTTTGACCTTGCACAGAAGCTATCGTGCCTTGGCCCACTGGCTTGTGGTGCTTGTAGATTAGCGTTGTTTTTACGATTGTATGCCGCCCTACCTTTGGCGGTCATTCCTGCGCCCTGCTCTGTAGGCAAGTAGTTCTTATCCTTGCCCGTTGTTGTCTTAGGAATGGGTTTATCGTGCTTTTCTACTGCCGCACGAATGTCATCCCTACGACTCATGCCTTTTCCTCAATGTACTTTGCGTAAGCATCCTCTAGCTTTGCCTTACGACTACCCTTGGCGTTTTCCCGTTGTACTGACAGAGCAATCGCTAGACTTTGTTTCTTAGATTTGCCTGATTGACGCTCTTTCTCGTAATTTTTTCCTACTGCCTCGTCACTGCCTGATTTCATTAATGGCATAAAATATCCTTTTATTTCAAGAACTTAAGTTTATAAGCGGTGGTGTTAATGAGGTCTGCGATCTCATCAATAATGTTCTGTAGTTCGCTGTCTTGGGGTAAGTCTTGGCGGGCTTCCCTAACAAAGTTTTGTAAGGATTCCATGTAGCGTACTGGGTCTTTAGGCTGGTGGTACACGCTTGGGAAGCTGGTGAACTTACCGTACTTACCCATGTAAGATTCTGAGAATTGATCTACAAGGGGTACGATCCCGTCATAGTATTCAGCGAGTGCGCTGTGTTTAGAAAAACTGTCGGTAGACCAATGAAAAAAATGGGTATTGGTCGCAGAATGTAGTAGTGTCGCTACAAATAATGCACAGTTTTCCATAAAAATCCTTATGTTATGGGTGTAGTTTCCTCTATTTTATCAAGAATGTCGATATAAACAAGGCATCCACCGCCTTTTTTTATTACGCCTCTTTGCAAAAATAACACATCAATTTGGCTGTCATCATCAAACACTCCAGCACCGTTACCGCCTAACGCATCCCAAAGTGATTTGACACGGTTGTCCAAATCTTGCTTACGCTTGTTGGCAAAATGAATAACTATTTTCATTTCTAAGCGGGCATCACCCAGCTTTGGTACTCTGTACTCCGCTACATAGTTAGCTACTTGCTTTTTAAACTCAATAGCTTCTTTGCTTAGATACCGCCTATGACCACTACTTTTGATGTAATGGTTTACGGTTGGTGGCAAAGGTAGGGTTAATATCAACATTAAGAGAGTTTAACAATTCCACGGTGTCTTGGGTCATTTGTTCAAAACTTGGTATATAAAAACCCAGACTCGAATAAGAGGGCAATCGTCTTTCGGTGCGCTTCTTCCCACCTACCCACTCTCTCTGTTTTGCTAAGTGTTGCACCTTGGTCGATTTCTGTGTGACAGGTGTAGCAGAGTGATGCGATTCTGTAATCGTGTGCTTTGAGTCCACGGCCTTTTCCATCCCTTAATTGATTTGAGTGTGCGGCAACCACTGTGCCATCTGTAGCCCAGCAATGGGTGCAGGGGAAGCTTCTAGCTATCTCCAATAAGCTTTTATTACGATACATTGGCATGATCCACGCTGGCTTGTTCTAGCTTTACAGCGGATTCTGCAATGTCTACCGCAATCTCCATCATCTGTATGGCGTTGTTGCTTTTTAGGGCATCGTCATAATGACGGACTAGGGTTCTAAGAACCTGAAACTCGTTGAGTAATTCAATCATTTTAAAATCCGATCTTGGTTACGGTTAGATACTTCTAGGGTCTGCCATGTAGCGTGGCGTAATCTTGCGGCTTCTAATTCCCACTTCAGCTTCTCAGCGTTCTCGGTCGCTACCCCAATAGCCTTGCATAAGTCTTGGTAGTCTTGGCTGGCGTATGCTTCCCGTTCCTGCGCCCCAATGGTCTGCTCACCTGACTTCTGCATCATTATGGCTCGTAAACTGCTCTTAAAGCACTCTAGCTGGGCTAACTCACCCTTGGCAGATGCGTACTTACCAGCGTTATCAAGGATAAAGTCTATACAGCGGTTTGGGTCAATCTCTCTCATGTCCTAATCTCTTTTTTATCAATGTTTTCATTCGTTCTTCATCTTTAGGGTACTGCTTCAGTAGGCGTACTACCTCATCCCAGCCACGCCTTTTGGCTACACCGATATACCATTCGACAAGGTAGTTATCGGGAGTGTGTTTCACATCTGTTCCTCAATCTGTTTAATCTTTTGGCTAATCCTAGCCCGCCATTGTTGCCACGCCTCACCAGCGTAAGCAGGGCATCCGACTTCCTGCGCTTTACGGGCGGTCAGTTCCTCAGTCGAGTACCACGGTAGTTCGGGCTTTTTATTGGGTTCTAGGTCAATCTCGTCAGTCCAGCGTTCAGCGTTTAAGAACGAGGCAGGGTACGGGATGTAGTCTTTTTGGGTCTGCTTAATCTTCCAGTATTT